GTTGTTCATAAGAATAAGTACACTTCGATTTATTTGGATTGGCCATCATGGTCTCCTTTATATAAGGTAATGATCTTGTTGGAAATCAAAGTATCCTGATATCGCCTTAAACTGATCCAGTGAAAAGACTGTTTCTCCTCTTTACTGGGGGTTTCCCTCCAAAAAGAAAAGAGATCATCATCAAATCGGGAATAAGTTCGAGGCATACGGTCAGGTCTAATAAGCGATGCAAGAGCTTCATTGCTCCAGGTACTTAGGTCTTTAGAAACCAAAGATTCATTCGCCAATCGTCTCTGTTCGTAGGTATATTCTTTATCCAAACTGGAACTTAACCAGCTGGAGAATATGGCCCGCCCAACAGGGGATTGATGAACTATTTCATGGTTCAACCAAGTTCCAGGAAACAGAGCCTCGAGGGGACTGAGCTTACCAGAAGGAATCCGTATTTCCTTTGGGATTCCTTTGATAAATAATGCTCCAACCCCTTCTGCTACTCTTGAAGATCGTAAGGTTTTACTGGTAGCAATCTTGCCGCCAAACCGACGAATAATTTCGGTATACCTTGAATAGATCTTTGAACTCTCTTCGACTTCGCAAGCTATGACACAATCGTCACCACAAATGGAGAAGTCCGCCTTGTATGGTGCGGTTACCCACTTGAGGAGCACGTAATGTGCAAGCTCGAACATTGGAAAGCTCACGTATAACCCCATGGGTTGTCCGTTAGAATATCTCACTTTAAGCAATTCATCCGATTTACCACCAAAGTCTTTCTCCCGGTAGTAGCACGGTAACTCCAAAAAGGAGAAGAATCCACGGGGTACTCCCATGTACTCTAAGATTTTAACCTGTAACTCGCGAGAGAGGCGATCTGTTGCTTCAGAGAGATCGATGGATAACATATATCTATCACACTGAAGTGACCGGATAATGAACTCCGACATCTTGCTCTGCTTTCCAGATGCTATCTCAGGTTGGTTCCATAACCATTGTCTCAGCCAGTCAGCCAATTTCTTGACTTTTAACTGTATTAAATGGTGGCCAACACATATGTTTCGCCACTTCCCTTTGTCAGGAATTGGGATTATTCTACCTAAGCATTTCGGATCTAGTGACGCTCCCATAAACCGTAGAAAATCATCTTCTAACTGGCCTATCGGTCCATCAAAAGTCCTGCCCATATCATCACAAAACTTGGTTTTGCTATCTATGGCTTCTGTTGATTCCAATACAAATTTAGGAATCTTTGGAAGTTTAGTGTAAAGCATAAGTTTCTGTATGTAAGGGCCACTTTCGTTAGATTTCTCCGTTCCCGTTATTGCATCGAGAGAGGGCTTACCTATCATCGTCATCCGATAACTGTTCAGAATGCAGAGAACCTTCTTAATGATTTTCAAGTCATG